TCAGACCGCCATCTTGAACTGTTTGTACAAAAGGATCCTCTAACCTATGATATCCATATAGTTTTTCATTCTCTGGCACATTAGTATCTAAAAGCCCGGATCTATGTGCAACTTCTAATTTTATGCCTCTACTAGCAGCTATAGCGCACCAAAACTCTACACAAGCCCTGCCTGATTCAGCCGTATTTACATCTTTGTAAGTGAAATCTAAACCATACAAACAAAGGCAAGTTACTTTTTTCCATATTGCGTATGCTATTGCGTAAGCGACAGTATTATTGAAATAACAATAGCCTAGCTCTGTGGCGACCTCTTTAAGAGGATAAAGTTTTAGTTGTTTAACTCTTTTATCTAGCTGACAAGTATAAATAGGGTTTTTATTTTTCTCTAAAAACTCTCTAGCTATACCTGTTTGAGCACTAGCGTTTTCCGTATCTAAAAACCTAGACACAGGATCCATCATAAACGTCTTATCAACGTGGATTACAGCACCTATAGAATTAATGCCCCAAGTTTCGTCAAATTTTTCTGATGCGACTCTAGCAGAAATATAATCTGCATAGCTGCCACCTAAACCGACAATGGCAACTTTCATGTTCTAGCCCTGCTAGGCAATCCTTGTCTGTATGCATCAGCATTTTCACGGGCTTCTGCTAAATCTTTAACCCTGCCTAATGATTCTATAAAACGACCATTATACAAATCCATCATATCTTTTTCACCTTTCATAAAGGTGTACGCTTCTACTAAACAACCATACAGCATAGTGTTGGGCGCATTTTCACTTAAATAAGTAAGAGTAGTATCAGCACTGGTAGAAACCACTGTCCCTGTCGCGCCACTTGTACTGCCTGTTATTGTTTCACCCACCGTGAAATCAGTGCTTGGTATAATAATATCTAAAACAGTCGCACTAGTTATAGAAGATATAGTGGTTGTTGCCCCGCTCGTGCCACCTGTGATTGTTTCATTAGCTTGAAAAGTACCACTCACACTGCTTACTGTCAACTCAAATTTACTTTCGGTAAGACTAGCTGGTCTGTAGTAATAATGAAGTTCTGAACTAAACGCGGCATTCGGGGTGGGAGCTAAAATAAAATTTTGATAATCATACACCGCGTAATATTTAGGAACACCCGTGACAGAAGAATCAGGGTATGATTCCTGCAAATAATTTACATCTTTTTGTAACAAAAATTCTTTAGAGGAGTTATTTGTAATGCTGACACTAAAAGCCGCTAAAAAATCTGTCGGCATACCTAAAAATTGGTTGCCAGAAGATAATGCACCTGTAGCGTTTTTGCGGAATACTTCTAAATCTACTGTCGTAAAAATACGTTGTTCTGTGGCTTTTACAAAATCAGATAAATGAGACACAAAAGAAACTTCTGTGTTTTCCGTGTAATCTTTGATAGCGGTTTTTAACTGTGTATATGTAAAACTCATGATATAACCACCGTAACTGTGCCGACACTTCCTGTTGCTTCGAAAGTAGTTAACTCTGCCCCTATGATGCCCAAACCAACATTAGTGTAAACTATAAATCTGTTATTGTCTTCTTTTACATCTGTTCTAGGTTGAAACAGTGCCTCTGCATCTGATCCCGTTTGCGTAGGCTCAAGCTGAGGTGCTTTAGGTTCAAAACACTCTGAGCAAACTTTAAAATTGTTCCATTCCTCTTTTAAAGAAAGATATGAATATCTAAACCCACACCTATCACAAATTGCTTGAGAATATTTTCCTAAAGCATACGACATCAACTAAATCCATAATAATCTCGACGAGGAACCAAAGAAAGATTAGCTCTATCTACATCTTCATACGCAGCACGACTAAACTCTTCTTCATAAACTGCTTTAAGAATTTGTATACGATCAGGAGCTTTTTTCATAGCTAAGTAATATGCTAACCCCGCTGCTAAACAAGGGTAAAATCTAAACGGGACATCTAAAGTATTAATAGAAGAATCAGCATCTTCAATACGAGTTAATCTATCGTAGACTAGAGTATAAGAGGTATTCGGGGTAGGCCAAACTTTAATAGTGGGGGCTATTTGTCTATCAACATACCATTGACTAGGCTGAGCTTCAGTATTTTTGCTAGGGATGTTTATAAAAGCATCTCTACTTATCCTAGTTATTTGGGTATCTGATTGTGAGGAACCTGTACCTGTTCTTATAACAGCACTCAAAATATCAATAGTATCGGTAGGTAATGAGTAAGTAGCTGTACCCGAAGTTAACGATAGAGTACTTTGTTCTATCGTCCACCTATTCAACCCCCTGTTTGCCCAATCAGCAAACATAAGATTCAAAGAGCGGGTGGCTGTTCTCACATCATACCCTGTACGAACTTCTAAGCCACACCGCTCAAAAGCTTCTTCAATGTAGTCGTTTACATCAAGCTCAAAATCAGTTGACCCAGAGGTAGCCATTAGCTATACGGACCTTTAATAATCTTAGGGTCGCCCATCTTTTTTACTTTATTGACAGCACCACCTTTAGACATTTTCATGACTTTATTGACAGCACCGCCTTTAGCCATTTTTTTCATTTTATTAACTGCCCCGCCTTTAGCGTACATCTTCTTTTTCATCTTCGCCATCTTCATTTTCCTCTTCTGCGTAGAGATTATCAAAGATCTGATTGACATCCATTGTATAGTCTAAATCAGACTTTGAATAGTGAATGTGTTGTGAGGGTTTAAATTGAGGAGCTCCCTCCCCTGTAACATACCATGCTGGGTGTGTTACTCTCACACGATTATTAGGCAAAGCCACAATATTACCTGTCCATTCACCAGCATCTAATAACTCTAACACATGGCTTTGTTTGTGTTGAGCTGGATCATCTGCTACTTCACTATCTGTATAGTCAACAGTAAAATAGTATTTTGCAGGGTAAAACTCACCATCGATTTTTGCAATCCAAGGGCAGGGTTTTGCTCTGTTCAGACTATACACGGCATGAGTATGCGACATACAATCCCAAGGTTGTGCTTGGTATACATCCATAGGTCGAGGCCAACCCTCAAGTTGAGTATCACCGACCAAAGCTGTTATAGGCATTCTTGCCCACATAGCACCACCATGAACATTTTCTTCGTCGGTTTCATCACTCTCACAACCTGTGAATATAACTTGAAAACTCAAACATCTGTTTGGCATAGTTGTGACAGCTATTACCATTGCATGAAGAAACTCTCCATGGAAATTTTCGTGGTTGCAAGTATACTCCCGCCTTACCCAACATTTAAAGTAGGGGACGTTACTTGTTAAATAGTTCATTTTTTCTTTTTATCCTCTTTCTTTTTTGGTTTTTTACCTTTTCCAAAAATATGAGCATCTACTTTAGCTGCTTTGCCGCCTGTTAGAACACTGTTCACTCTAGCCATAGCCCATTGACTAGGGGTTGTCCCAGGACGATGCCCTGTCCGATAAGCAGCTAACCCTTTATTATAGACTCTTTGAAGCTGACCTGTCGTAACTTTTTTACCTTTTTTACGAGCAGCTTCAGCTTTTTTTGCTAGTGACGTTTTTGTTCCTGCGCTTAGTGCCATTAGCTTTTCCTTTCGTTTTAGCCGCAGTAATTATATCTGCACGAGTTATCTTGCCACGAGGAGGTGCAAAAGCCGCTAACTTTTTTTGCTTTGCAGATAATTTTTTTACCATGACTATGTCTTTTTACCCCCAAACATTTTACGGAACTTTTTCGTATGCACGGATTCTTTCGTTTTCCTTCTAGCTCCTGACTTATTAGTATCACTTGGGAAAACATAAGCGGAAGGATCCTTTGCTGATTTTTTTGAATTACGTTGTATTTCTTTACGACGTTTTTTCTTATCTTCAGGACTTAACCCTGCAAGATATTTAGCAGGGATTTTGCGTTTTGATTTTTTCTTGCGACTAGAGGGGGCAGTCTTAATCTGCTTTGCCATATTGCCTCTTGTCATAGCCATTACATTATCCTCGGCACAGCCGCCGCTGCTATAATCAACACTGCTATGCCCCACAATCTCATATCTAATTTATCAAGTTGTTTTTGTATTTGGGCATAACGCTCACTGCAATCTGCCTCATGCTTTTCTAACAACTTTAAAACATCATCTGCTTTCATGTCACCACGCCTTACATGACCAATACCGCGCACTAAATTTATCTTTAGCACTAGCACAATTATGACGAGCCCTGAAAGATTTACGCCTTGCAGGGATGTCTTTTTTAATACTCATATTGGGGTCACCAAACCTCACAAGTTTTATTTGGTCACCTTTTTTAGCTAATACTGCTGATTTTTTCTTAGCTCCAGGAGTGCGTTTCGGTTTGTTGAATCCAGGAAAAGTCTCCCCTCGGTATGATATTTTACCGGAAGGAGTTCTTTTTACATCCTTTGCACTAGGCATTATGACAAAAATACCGTGATAGAATCAATAGCCGTTAGGGTAGTCAAGGTAGGACTAGATGAACATTTAATACCTTCATCGGGAACGTATATTGAATCTGTTTGGTCTGTTGTAGAAACAATATCTAAAACAGTTGCACCCGAAGCTCCATCTTTAATAATAAAAGCGGGGGAGCCTGAACCATTAGTTTTTATATACACACCTCTGATCCTAGAAGGACCAGCAAAGAAAGCACCTGTTGCAGTTCGTGTAATAGCTTTTACATCTGAGCCAGCCATATTATTCTCCTTTTAAAAAGAGAGGGGCTAACCCCTCTCTATTGCACACTAAGCAATTTGAACATACTCAATGATAAAGGTGAACGATCCTGCTGTTGTTGCGTCCACAGTGTTTGTGATGTTGCAGTAAATAGTTCTTTCAGTATCTGTGTACTGCACAGAAGCTGGAGCGGTAGCCGCGTTCTGCGTTTGAACAACCAAAGTAGTCGTAGTTACGTTGTGAACAACAACGGTTGTGCCGCCATCAAGGATTTCATCAGTGATTGCCGCAACAATTTGTGCGCCAGAAGAAGAAGTACCAACTTCGTAACCGATATCGCCTGTTCCAATAACGGGAGAAACGTCACAAAAGATTTTAATGTCGGTGATGATTGTGTTTGCTGGTTGTGTGAACTCACCGATAGTTGGGCTATCACCCGCTGTTGTATTCACTGTCACACCAGTGGCGTAACCAACATGCTTGATGTATTTATTAGTGAAAATACCAGTAGAAGCAACAGATGAGGTTTCAGTGATTGCCCCTGTTGTCGCATTTTTATTAATAACTTTAAAACCGTTTTCAGAGCGTACCGCTCCGTTAAAAGTAGTTACAGCCATTTCATTCTCCTGTCTTGGCTAATGTCAACCACCCAATGTGGTTGTCAGGACTTGCAGAAACTATAAACAAAAAAAGGGCGGCTCGCAAGCCGCCCTTTCGTAATACAGTGTATTAGGCTCCAGGAGAACCAAACACACAACGCGGGTCAGACACCCCGAAGCTATAACGCTCACGGGCTTTGTAACGCACGTTACCTGTATCAAAATCGCCTTCCATAGCAGTTTGCATCGGTGTACGAACAAAATGCTTGAAGCCGTTTGGTGCATCCGTTTTAATGAAAAACGCATCTGTATCGGTTAGGAAGTGATTAACAACATAACCATCAGGAAGCATCCCCATATTACGGACTGCGTTGACATCATTGTCTGCAGTAGCAGGACGCAGATTAGAAGCCATCAAACGCTCAGCTACAAACTGAAGTGCTGGTGGGATAACCATCTTCATACCACGAAGAGCAATTTTAAGACCACGCTCATCAATGAAAGCTGAAATATCAATCAAGGATTGCTCGAGTGATGTTTCATTCAAATCAGCAGATGTAGTCAATTCATTTTTAAAATTGCCACCTGAAGTAGTGGGATGATCCGTTGCACACAATTCCTTACCATCACCAAGCAAGAAATTAGAGTCAAAAGCATTGTTTAGAACAGATGCTGCTTTGACTTGCTTAGTATTAGCCATGGAACGTGCCAGCGCACGAGTATAACGAGAACTGAGCTTGTCGTAAAGATTATCTTCAACAGCTTCCTCAGTAATCGAAAATGCAAGTGCAATGGTTTCATGTGTGTAACGAGCTGTAAATGATTCGTTTGCAATATCAAATGATACTGCTGAGCCCTCTTGTTTAGTGGGGGCAGCTCCGAATCCAGCCAACATTACTTCTTCTTCAAACGCACGATCTGAATTTTCTTGATCATAGATCTCGGCATGTTCATTATCGTAGCGGTCATACTCCAAACCGAACAGGGCGTTTAGTCCCGGCTCTAGTTCTTTAAGGAGTTGGGATCTTGCAATAGCCATATCTAATTACTCCTTATAGACCAGTGGTTGCAGTATGGAAAGGAAGATTCAGTTTAACCAAGAACACTACGCCAGCAGCAGTAACGTCAATTTCGTCAAATGAATCCTTAATGCCCACAACACGGAAGTTATCCGTAGCAGTAGTAGCACCAGCAGAAGCTACAGAAAGCTCACCGATAGAATTACCAGTAGAACCGTTCTCTGAGCCAAATCCTGTTCCTTCAGCGTTTCCATGAATCAAAGCAGTTGCCGTTGCAATATTAGTCAACGTAGCATCTCCTTGGATTTCATACACTTGATGTGGGTTATCGTAAACGAAAACCCGCGCTTCAGTGTTTGCTTTTAAAGAAGCAGTTCCAGGATAGTGGTTAGAAAAAGTTGGAGTACCATCAAGAGCGACGTACTCACATCCACCCATAACACCTAGGATAGCAACGCTACCACCGTCAGCCGCGCTTACATCCACAAGTCCGTTAGTCAGGGGGATAACCATGTCACCTTGGTAGATGGCAGAGCTAGATCCTGCTGTAGCAGATACTTGTACGAGGTAAGAAGTCAAACCGTTGGAGTTCGCCGCGCTACCTAGAAGGTTGTGTGGACGTAATCCAAATGGTCCATCAATATTTGATCCGGCCATAATAAAGTCCTTCCTTCATTACTCAGAGCCTCCTTTGGCTCCAAAAGTTACACGAGATTGCCGTTCATTATGAATCGGCATTGAACTATGCTGTTCTCTCATTAAATCATTATCGACCGCAATCATCTGATCAGCTGTCTTTTGCTTGTAGTGATCATCACGTTCTTGCTTCGACTCAATAGGAAAACGAGCTAAAATAAGACCACCAACACCAATAACTCCTGCATGTTTACCATCTTGTATAGTAGGAGCTTGGAAATCAGGGTACTCATCGGCGCGAACTAATTCAAAGCCTTCGCGAAGGCGAGCTGAAAGGTTTTTACTATCATCGTACCCCATAACAGAGTCACGGATCCAACGATGAGTATATCCCTCAGGGGGAGGTGGGGCGTCCAACGTAGACGGGGGTTGCCAAGGTTTACGGCGCGTGTCTTTTTCACGAGTGGCAGTTGTGCGTGGGGTACGATCCATGATCTAGTCCTTCACGATTGTAAGCGAGCAAGTTGCTTCGCGTATTGTTCATAAGATACACCTAATTTATCTGCGATTGCAACCTGAGAAGGTGATAATTTGATTTTTTTGTTAGAAGGCTTTCCAGAAGAACGTGTTGCACCCGCAACAGGTGCTCTAGCAGCAGACCTATTATCTTGTTGAAATTTATGAGGAAATTCCTCTCGGATACGTTTATCTAGCTCTTGGTAATACTCATCTGAGCTAGGGTCAAAATATTCGTTTTCTACAAGGCTTTTATGAATAGAAAAAGCTGTGAGAGTCATAGGCTCGTTTTCGCCAAACCACGAATTACGCTCTGCCCATGACCTTGCTTTAGGGTCTGGCTGATTAGTAGGCTGTGGTTGTGCTTGTTGTGGTGGAGCAGCTTTTCGTTGTTCTAATTGATGTTTAGCTACATTTAACCGCTCTGATTCTATAGCTAGTTTTGCTATTGACTTTTGAGCTTCTATTTGTGCATCAACATCACCTAAATTAATAGCATCAGATAATTTCTTTTTAAGAACATCTTCTTGGGATGTTACTCTTTGGTCATACTCACTTATGTACGATTCATCAATTTGAGAACTGCGTTTCGCAAGCTCTTCATTTTGTTTTTGAACAGATTGAGCATATTCAGTAGCTGCTTTTTCACGACGCTCAGCTTCCCGCATTTTGTAGGTGAGCTTTTCAATGCGCTTTTTGACTTTGTCGCTGTAACCTTCGAGGTCTTCGTCTGAGGTTTCTTCACTGGCGATTTCTTCGCTAGTGGTTTCTTCACTGGCGATTTCTTCTGTGTTTTCTGTTTCATTTTCCAATTCCACTTCTACAACATCTTCTTCTACTTTTTTTGCTTCCGGCATAAGATACACTCCTATGTGTGAATAATGTCTTCAGGATCGTTGATTGTAGCTAGGATTTCATCATCATTTAACAAACGAACTTCACCACCATCTATTTTAAAGCGGCTACCAGCATACCGACCAAAAATAACCCAATCGCCTTCTTTACACCAAGGCTTCCAATTTTCTGTTGGGTCATTGGCATTTCCAAACTTAACAGGGTCTTTATATGCAAGCGGACCGACTTTTACTACATAGCCACAAACAGTAGCTAATGCTTCGCGGTCTACAGTAGAATCTGGTATATAGATACCCCCTGCTGTTTTACCTTTGCCACGGTAGGGCAGAATAAGAATACGCCAACCAGAAGGTTCTGGCAGTTTTTCTTTAGCAGTAATATTATCAGGGGAGGTTTGTTTTTTAGCGGCATGTTGAGCAGCTTTTGCATACCGCTCTGGAACTAATAGAGTTTTACTCATGTTCTATCCTTTTTAGCAGGAGATCTAACTCCTGTTTTACGTTAGCAAGTTCTGCAAGCCTCGCTCGCAGTTCCTGGAATGCGGCAAAATCTTTCACCTGACCTTCTATTAATTGGTCAGTAAGTGTCTTTTCCCGTTCAGATAGTATTTTAAGGAGTTTTTCGTGTATGTAAAGGGTAGACATCTATGCTTTACGAACTTTCTTGCGTTTTTTAGCTGTTTTAGCTGCATTTTTAAAATCTGCTGCTGAGGGTGCTCCTGCTTGTCCAGGTTTACGCATAGGTTTACCGCTCGCCCTTCTCTTTGCTATGTTTGCATATAAACTCATTTTTTAAAGCCTTTCAGTCCACGGATTCCAAAACTTGCACCGATACTCGCATACATCGCCCATTGAAACCACTCAGGTGTATTAGACAATGCTGCAAACCCTTCTTGAACATAAGGCTGGGTAAACGGAATAAAACACATCGCTATAATGATAATGAACAAAATTGTCCATGCTTCATCTTTCCAGCTATTATCACTAGCTTGAGCCATAATTTTTTCCCAGCCAGCTTCATGTGTCGCGGCTGTAACCATAACCTGTGCTTCTGCTTCAGCGCGAGCTTTCGCTACTGCGCCTTTAGCTTTAGTTTGCTCAACTTTAGATTCCATCCAGCTACCAGCTAGGTTTGCTATTGGACCTATGAGTGCCTGAAACATTAATATAACTCCTTACTTGCAGCTACCTTAACAGGTTTACAATAAGCGGTTGCTCTGTGTTTAGCAGGGACACCACTTAAACTTCCATAATTACCATATCTCTTAGTTATTTGAGAAGCAAAATAATTACAATCAACTACTGATCTAAAATACATATCTTGACTCTGTACTTTACCACCTAATACAACTACTAATAAAAACGCATGAATCACTTTCTATTCATCCAAGCTGTTGTGCCCATATAGGCTCCAACAATACCCGCTCCAGATAAATAAAACAGATTAGATATATCAGATAAAGCCTTTACCCTATCCAAAGGGATAAAAAACATAGCTACAGTAAATAAACCCATGCTTATTAATGTATATCGAGCCATCCTAAGTTGAGCTAAATGCTTACGAAGATTGTCTTCTGTTGTTTTAATTTCTTTGACATGAGACAGTTCTTCATCACTAACAATGCCATCACCATCTTCATCGTATTCAGCAAACTTAGATTGTTTTTGCAGTTTTTTCTGAGCCACTAACGCACCCCTGTAAACTTTGTCCCTGCAATAGCTGCACCCGCACCACGCGAACCACCGCGTTTTGCAACTTCGCCAGTTCTTGGAGAACCTTTGCTACGATTAGCGATACCCCTGCGTTTAAATTCTTCAAACGACATAGTTTCATCATAATCGCCATCATAAAACATTTCGCGTAGTGCTTGCTCTGGATCAATGGGTATTTCTTTTACATCTTTATTTTTTGAAGTCATTTTATTTCCCTATGTTTTGTATAAATGATTCGAAGGTAAAAGGTGATGCTCCGCTGGGAGCTCTTGTTCCAGTAAAGGTTTGTACATCTCGATCTTTATCGTATGTACCACTGTACGTTTTACCTGTTTCAGTATCCATATACCCTCCAGGAATTGAAACAATTCCTTCGCCTAACGCTTTTGCTTTCTCAAAAAACGAGCCTAACCCAGCTACTTGGTTAGCCGTAGAAGGACCACCTAAAGCACGGAAAGATGTATCTATACTTTCTGGTGTGACAGGATTACGATCTGGAAACCCTACATTCACATCACCAAAAGGAGTAGGCACGTCTACGCTACGAGGTAAGCCAAAAGCGTCTAACACATCATTTACTGCTGGTCCGCGAGAGGGAGCTAATTGCAAATTAGGTATATCCACAGTAGGCATTTGGAAATTCCTTATATCATCTAAAGTTATTCCTGCATCTGCAAATTGCTGTGTACCCGAAGATGTGCCAGAAGTGGTTCTAGAACCATAATTCTGCCCTCCTGGATAAGATGCCGAAAAATCATCAAAACCAACAGGAGCAGGAGCATCATCAGGACGACCTGTATATTCACCAATAATACTATCTTTTCCCACTATTGTATTGCCTGAAGCTATACCTGTGTTTTTTGATGCAGGATTTGTTGTAGAACCAATACCGAATCGTCCCGCGATAGTATTCGCTAATCCAACTATACCTTTTACTGTATCAGTTCCAGGAACGACCGCGGATAATGCCCCTAATGGTGTATTTCGTCCTGGAATAGCCATATTCGCTACATTTTCAACAAAACCTTTTTTGGTATCATAACCAAACATTCCTGGAATATCAACTGACGGTCTAGCCCCTAATTGACCAGCTACATAATTTTGGGTAGAAGTAGCATAAGGATCCATACCTCTAGATATTGCATCTAAAGCAGCATTATATGCTTCAGCTCCTGGACCAGACATTCTACCAGAAGCTGTATAACCTTGTTCTTCTTGTGAGCCTCCTGGACCATCTTGCCGACCACCGCCAGAAGCTATACCCCCCGAAGGCGTACCTCCGTAATTTCCAGCACCGAAATCCTGTTCATTACCGCCCATGCCATCATTGCCACCGCTATTACCGGAAGAAGAGCCACTACTTGAGCTACCTGCTCCACCCCCACCCATTCCTGGTTCTGGCATTATCCTCTCCCCTTATTGGCTGAACGTTGCATAGCAATTTGTGCTCGCATCTGAGCTATATCTTCTGTACTGCCAATACGCTCACGTTGGATAGCCGCTTGCTCTTGAGCTTTCTGTTTATTAAACTCAAGCTCCATTTGCTCTTGTTGGGCATCTTGCATCTGATCTTGTTGCTTTAACTGTAACTCTTGTTGTTTTAATTCTACTAAGGGGTCTTGTCTTTGAGCACCAAGAACCTGTGCTTCTTCTTGCAAGTAAGCAGTCATCAGCTCAGCTTCTATTTCATCACTTCTATTTTGCATCATTTCAGGAGGTATTTCTTGCCCCTGTTGCTGCATAGCTTGCATTTCTTGTTGTGCAACCATCTGCCCTTTTAAACTTAGATGCTCGAATATATGTGTTTGCAAAATCTGCATAGATGCAGGATTGCCTTTTACTGTCATACTCTGCATAAAAGCTAAATGCGTTTGTATATGTGCATCATGGTTTTGTTCTGGGAAGGCTTTTAATTGTTGCCTACCAGCCATAGCTAATTGCAATTGACCATTTTCAGTAATCGCATTTGTAGGCTGTGGTTGTTGTGGAGGTGTTAATATCTGCTCAATATTATCTACACCCAAAGCACTATACATCCTGCGATATGCTTCATAAGTATTATGCATTTGTGGATTAGCTTGTGCGAGTTTTAATTGCTCTGCTGCTAAACTTACACGCTGGGACATACTGAAAATATTAGGGTTAGCTACAGGTACAATATCCACACGACCATCAAAATCCTGTGCTTTCATGCCTTGCTGATTACCTGTAACATTGTACAAATAATCACTGCCATCTGCAGCTATGATCTCAGCAAGCAATTTAAATTCTTGCTTCATAGCATTGTACAAACGCTTATGCACAGCAGACATAATACGACTGCCACGTTCCATAAGCGCAACTGTTGTACCTACAGGCATCTCAGTATTCTGAATATTGCCTGTACCTATATCTGTTGTGCCTACAAATTTCTGTGCCGCTTGTACTACAAAACCAAGCAGCTGAAACAGAGTCGCGCTCGGCTCTTTGTAGGGCAGAGGTAAGAGTGAGCCGCGAAGCTCCGTTCCAACAACATCGACATCACGCCATTCTCCAGGCTGAAGTGGCTGATCATCATCTCGTATGCGTAAACCTCTTGCTTTAAATCCAGCTGGCATATTTGATAAAGTACCAGCATCAATTAACTGCCGTAGATTAGCTGTAGCTGTGCGGGATAAATTACCAAGTAAATGAATTAGGCCATTACCATAGAATCCAAGTCCAGGAGTAAACATATAATGAATAAAATATTGTTTTTTCCGCTTAAACGCATCATCTTCAGCATAATTACGGTACACAGACAAAACATCGCCCGAATCAGAAGATACCGTCACAATGTACGGCAGTTTTATACCTGTTGGCTCACCTTCGTCATCTTTATCCGCAAAATCTTCTAAATCTAAATAACAATGGCACTCATAAAGGGTTAATTCTTCATATGAACCTGACTTTTCCAAACCCGAAAGCTCTTCTTTAGCCTCTTTTAGCTCATCATACTCACCTTCTCCAGGAGTTACCTCTAAATCACGGTAAAAACCATTCACTTGTAGCTTCCGTAACTCATTTTCGGACATACGAATGATATGTGTAACACGTTCACATGAGGCTAAATCAGTAGCATTGTATGGAACTAGCAAATCTTCCGCCTGTACAAACTTACTTACCTGTCTGCCAAGCTGTGGATCAGGGTAAACTTTCTTAAATGCACTACCACATAGTCCTAAGTAGTATAACATCTGGTCAAATTCAGAATCATACTCTTCCATAACATGCAAAAGCTGATAATTCATCTCAGTTTTTATACGTTCTGACTGTTTTTCTAATTCTGGTGATGTATCACCCAAGACTTGTGTACGGACAGGACCACTCGGGGGCAATAATTCTTTATAGGCTTGGCTTTGGAATTGGCTAACTGCTTCATTCAGCATTGGGTGTATAACACCAGTAGCTCCTTGGAATGGTTCTGTACGGTTCTCATACTTAACACCAAGTAAATCTAAACCTTTTGTATAAACATTTAACCATTCATTACGCGAACTCTTATCTTCATCTACTTTTTCAAGTATCATACTAGATATACCTGTAAGTTCATCCT